TCCGCTGCGGGATGTGCAATGGCTGTAAAGCCGACCACGCACGAGACTGGGCAATTCGGTGCTACCACGAATCCCAAATGCACCACGTGTCCTGCTTCGTTACCCTCACATACGATGAGGTACATCTACCTCCCTGCGGATCTCTCGATAAACGTGACCTGCAACAGTTCTGGAAATCTCTCAGAAAAAAATTAAATGTTCCGATCCGGTACTTCGCTGCCGGAGAATACGGAACAAAAAAAGGCCGACCCCACTACCACGCAATAATCTTCGGATGGATGCCTTCAAAACGGTACCCCGTTGACATATCCGAGAAAGGCCACATTCAATACACCCATCCGATACTGCAATCGGCCTGGCAAAAACGCGGTCGAATAGTCTTTACGGACTTCGACCCATCTTGCGCCCGATACGTGGCGCACTACACGGCAGACAAATTAAAGTCTTATGCTGCCGATACCATCGACCCTGAAACAGGATTACGACCCTATGAAAAACTCGACAAACAAACCGGCGAGATCTGGCAACTACAACCGGAGTTCCAGGCATCATCCCTCAAGCCAGCGATCGGACTACGTTGGCTTGAACAATATTGGAAAGAGGTCTTTCCTTCTGACACAGTGGTTATGGATGGCAAGGAGTATCCGCCGCCTCGCTTCTATTACAAATGGCTCAAAGACCACCAACCAGAAATACATTCCCTGGTAAAGAAACAGCGGATCGCCCAAACGGCGGCGCTTCCATACGAGCGCGGTATCCGTCTCCACCAAAAAGCCCAGGCAATTAATGCCAGGCTAACTAAGTACAAACGGCCCACTCACGACAAGGAACAACAAAAATGATCCACAATGTATTCACCATTTACGACCAAAAGGCCGAGGCCTATCTTCCCCCGTTCATCTTGCCGAAAACGTCAATGGCAAAACGGACGTTCGCCGATTGCGTCAATTCCAAAGATCACCAATTCGGCGCTCACCCCGAGGATTACACCCTCTTCACCATCGGCACCTTCGACGATGAAACCGCTCAGTACAATCTCCTATTGACACCGGAAAGCCTTGGACTCGGTATCGAATATGTTATAAATTCGACCGATCTGGAAACTTCCAAGGCGGAAACAAATGGCAACGCGAGCGCGGAAATACGGCAAATCGACGGGTAACCATTCCTTTGCACAGGTACCTAAAGCGACCATTCCACGGTCATCCTTTGACCGCTCGTCAAGCCTAAAGACCGCCTTTAACGGCGGCCTACTCGTTCCGATCTTCGTCGACGAGTGTTTGCCAGGAGATACTTTCAACCTGCGGGCCTCCCTGTTCGGGAGGCTCGCCACTCCAATCAAACCCCTCCTTGACAACCTGTACCTTGAAACATTTTGGTTCTTTACTCCGTCGAGGCTCGTGTGGGAAAACTGGGAAAAATTCAACGGCGCACAGGATGATCCCGCCGATTCAACCGATTTTAACGTTCCGACAATTACGCTTACTGCGGGCGCGAATGAGCAGGACGTTTACGACTACATGGGTATTCCCACCAAAGTCGAAGGCTTGGAAATAAACTCACTTCCTTTCCGAGCTTACCGCCTCATATATAACGAATGGTTCCGCGATCAAAACCTGATTCCAAAGGCCACTATCGATTACGACGATGGCCCTGATGCGGAAGCACGGTACGGCGGAGTTTTCCGCCGGGCAAAAAAACACGACTATTTCACTGGTGCGCTTCCCTGGCCCCAGAAAGGCGACCCGGTTACGGTTCCGCTCGGTTCCACAGCCCCGGTTATTTCAGATCCTTCTGGTAATGGTCAGCCGACGTTTGCTGTCGGCACTGCATCCGGGCCCCTCTACTCGCAACTTAGCGTAGACACTGTTCACTGGGGTTCCGGCGGCTCTGGCACTACCCCGGCTGCCTGGAACGATCCGGCTCTGGTCGCCGATCTCGCAAACGCCAGCGGCTTTACAATTAATCAACTTCGACAGTCCTTCCAGATACAAAAACTGCTCGAGCGCGATGCGCGAGGCGGCACACGCTATGTCGAAGTCCTCAAATCTCACTTCGGAGTTACCTCACCCGACGCGCGCCTGCAGCGCCCGGAGTTCCTGGCGGGATCTTCTCAAATGATCTCCATCGCTCCGGTTCCGCAGCAATCGCCTTCAGATATATCGCCCGATCTAACCCCGCAAGGCAACCTCGCCGGTATGGGAGTTGTCCAGGCTAAAGCGGGGTTCACTAAATCCTTCGTAGAACACGGCTACGTTATCGGGCTCGCCAATGTGCGGGCCGATCTCACCTACCAGCAGGGACTAAACAAAATGTGGTCCCGCAAAACACGTTTCGACTTCTTCTGGCCGGCACTCTCTCACCTGGGCGAAATGCCAATCCTGAACAAGGAAATCTACGCCCAGGGAACAGCTGGTGGAACTGCCGACCAAGAGGTATTTGGCTATCAAGAATCATGGGCCGAATACCGCTATAAACCGTCACAAATCACTTCAATAATGCGGAGCAACGCTACAGCTCCGCTCGATGTCTGGCATTTAGCCCAAGACTTCGCAAATCTTCCAACCCTGAATCAAACGTTCATTCAGGACACACCACCTATTGACCGCGTAATCGCGGTACAGGACGAACCCCACGTACTCCTCGATGCTTACTTTAAACTCAGGTGCGCCCGTCCAATGCCGCTCTACGGCGTCCCTGGTCTCATTGATCACTTCTAGCAACGGCGAACCGATGTCGAAGGTTCTGGCAAGGCCAGTTCTTCGACGTCGGGGCGGCGTAACACTAAGGACAACAAAATGACTCCAGCAATGGGCGCAGTAGTCGGAGGCGGCTTAGGCGCACTCGGTAACGTCATCGGTGGATGGTTCGGCTCAAAAGGACAAGCGTCAGCAAACGCGGCCAATCTCCAGATTGCCCGCGAGCAAATGGCGTTCCAGGAACGAATGTCTGGAACTGCCTATCAGCGCGCAGCAAAAGACCTCAAGGCGGCGGGCCTCAACCGCGTACTCGCCCTGGGAAACTCTGCGAGCACTCCCCCCGGCGCTAGCGCCACAATGCAAAATGAAGGCGCAGCCAAACAAGCCGCAGCTATTCAGATCGGCAACATCGCATCCGCAACAGCACTCAACTACGCAACAGCGAATCTCAAAACAAAACAAGCCGAGGCGCTCGGTATTCCGGCGGCTATCGGCGACACTGGCGGCGGCGTAATCGACGAATTAAAGACCGGCGCAAAAACTATGATCCCTTGGATGATCAAGGGAATCGGTCATCTCAAAGACCAGGGAATGAAATTCCTCGATGACCTAAAAGGTCAAACCCGCTCATCGGCAAAACAGCCGAAAATCTCAGCAATGGAAATGCTGGAAATGAACTATGCGGAACAAAACATGGTTCGGCCAAAGGATCGCGCACGCGTAACGGTCGATATGGTTCGCAAGAATCTCGACCTCGACACGAAAAACATGACCGATGAGCAAATTGCTCAATACGTCATAGACAACCCGGAACGGGTACAAAGGATGCTCAAAAGATGGCGCCAGCAAAATCTAAACTAAAGAAGCGGCGACACGCTATTAGCTTCGATGATCCGTCGCTCACCAAACAATCCTTCAAGGACGAATGCGATGTTAATCTCATCGTCAAACGCTATACAGAAACGGGAATGATCAACTCCATTCCCAGGACAACCCCACAATATGGCGATGTCCCGGAAGGGGACTTTCTCCAGGCGGCAATAGTGAACGCCGACATCGCCTCACAAGTCGAGGCGGGAGACCTCGACTTAGACGCGCTAGGCGCGTCGGAACCGGACCCGGAGCCAAACCCCGGACCGGACACAAATGAGCCGGAAAGCGGCTCTCAGGAGGCGACAGCCGACCCGTCAAGCACGCCTGAAGAGGATGCTTGACGCGCAGATTATCCTCTTGTATATAATCTGCTAGGTGACCCGAGTTCGACAAACTCACGGTCACCGCACAAACAAACAACAGCCCGGAGGGCACCAAATGAGACGTTCCAAGATGAAAAAGCGCAAATCACGCAAACTGTTCTCCAGGACAGCGAGCAAAGTCCACAGGAAAAACATGCCATCTGGACGAGTAATGCGCGGCGGAATCCGTCTCTAAAACAAAAAAAGGCCCGGAGCTCGACCCAGCCCCGGACCTAAAAGGCAGAAACAAATCATGGCTTGTCTCTACCCAAAACCAGCTTACCTCAGCACTGAGGGCAAGGTCACATTCGTTCGACATGAAAAGGCTCTTGGCTCTAGTGGTTTTATCCACATCCGCTGCGGGATGTGCAATGGCTGTAAAGCCGACCACGCAC